CGGGGCCATAAGCGTGTCCCCGGCGGCGGTTGCCATTGTCCCCACTGCACCGATTACAAGCGCGCCGTGCACCGTGTAATGATGCGGCAAGTCGTCGGACGCATAATCGATAAGTTTGGCGTCGTAGATTTTCCGAAGCCGGCCTTCGCCAATGTCGGCAATCTGCTCCGCTGTCAGCTTTTCGCCCGGCGTCATTTCAACGCCATTGATGGTGACCACCTTGGCGGCTTGATAGACGTGGCCGAAAACGAAAGCCGGGCGGCGATGATTGGTCGGCATTGTTGTCCTCACTTATGAAAAAAGCGGCGTCCCTTGCGAGACGCCGCCCCTTATCGCGCATTCGATAGAATTACGCAATGATGGTCGAAAAGTAGTAGCCCAAATCAGCGGAGACCCGCTTCATATCAAAGGCCATCTGAATTTCGACGCGGTCCGATTCGATATGTTCCATGCGGAACATCTTGATACGCTGGCCATTGTTGGCTGCGCCCATCCGGCCGGTCCACGAGAAAATGTAGCCGGCGGACGGCGTTTCAAGGTCGGGTGCCGGCGGCGAATAGGAAAGCAGCGCCGCCTTGGTGACAATGAAGCGATGCACCGACGCCTGCCCTTCCTTGGCGATGTTTTCGACCGCCTTGGACACGATGACCTCCTCCACTTCGAACAGCCGGGCGAGGTCCGCCATTGTGGCCTTGACCGCCGAGCCGGTCATCGTGCCGTATTTCAGGCGGTCGATGATATCGGGATGGTCGACCAAGGTGTCATAAACGTCGGTCGAAAGCGTCAGCTTGTTCGGCTCGACCCCGGTCGATTCCAGCATTTGGCGTTTGGCCGTGCGGATATCGCCAATCGGGTCCGAGTTGGCGTCGTTCCACTGAAGGACGCTGGTCCCGGCCACCGGGCCTGCCGCCACGCCGGCGCGGTTGAAGGTCCAGACGCCGGTTGTCAGATAGCGCCCGGCAAACAGCTTTTCGCGCTTGATAAGCGCCTTGGTCGAAACGAAATTGGTCGCGTTCCGGTCAAGGTTGAACTGCGCGTCCGCGTTGCCGCGCTGGCGGTCCGAAATGTCCTTGTGAAAGGCATAGACCTTGGCGAAATAGTTGTCGGTCGCGGTGCCATAGCCGCCGCCGGCGGATTCCGTGCCATCGGCACGCTCTTCCATTTCGTCGCGGTTCAAGTCGCCACGGTCGAACGTCCAGTAAAGGTCGCTTTGCTTGGCCACCGGCACGTTCGGAAAAACGCGGGTCGCAATGAAGTTTTCCGCCTTCTGCATGAAGGCGACCGAGACATTGGTCAGCGGCGCGTTGACGTGAAGGTCGCCGGCGGTTGGTTGCATGGCAAAAGCTCCTTTTCTTTGTCTTTGCCGCTATCAGGCGGCGACGGTTGCCGGCACCGCGCCGCGCGGCGCAATGTTGAGCGTGAAAATATCGTTGACGACCGCCGCCGTTACCGCCTGCCCGATGATATTCGGACCAATGACCGGGTCGGTCGCGCTGGCGGCGTCGGTCGTGTTGACGCGGGCACCACTGGCGGCAACGAGAAGGCCGTTTGCGCCAACGGCCACGTCCGCTCCGGCAGCGATGGTGCCGCCGGCGCGAGCCTTCGACTGGCCACCGGTGGCGACATTGGCGGCTTGCCCCGCAGCAGGCTTGTTCTGAAGAATGCCGAGCGATGCCTCACCGACGCCAGCCAAAACAATTTCGCCGTCCGCGTCCAGCTTGACGGCGCGAAATTGGTTGCTTGCGGCGCTAAGGTCCGTCTTGGCGCGGGCGTTGCCGAAGCTGCGAATGTTTGCTTGATATGCCATCGCTTACGTCCTTGTTTCGAGTTGAGCCGCTCGCCGTTACGCGGCGGCCTTTGCCTTGTTGACCGCCGAATAAAGCGCCGGATTTGCCTCATAGGCGGCGACTTCCGCCTCGGCAGCACTCATTGTCGGATTGGCCTTGCGGATTTCTTCGACCTTGGCCTTCAGAACCCCGTTGGCGTCGCCGATGACCGCTTCATCGACCGCCGCGCCAACCGACTTGAAAAGGCCGCCGGCGGCAGCCTGTGCGGCGGCGGCCTTCAGCAGCGCCTCGACAGTGGTAACGTCATCGGTCGTTGTCATCCCCTTGCCGATACGGACCAGCAGCGGACCGACCACCTTCGCGTCGCCGATGCCGATGGCGCGAGCCTTGGCGATGGCCTCGCCTTCCTCGCGTTCGGCGAGCATCTTGGCGATAGCCTCTTCATTGGCGGCGGCCTTTTCCAGCCGGACACGGATGGCGGGCGGAAGCGACTTCATCACTTCCGCGTCGACTTCGTCGGCGGTCGGGCCTTCGCCGGCAAGCGCTTTGGCCAGCTTCGTTTCGGCCTCGTCGGCGCGGGCTTCAGCCGCAGCGGCGCGGGCTTCCGCAGCCTCATTGGCCTTTTCCAGCGTGTCGAGCCGCTCGTCGGCGGCGGCAAGGGCCTTGGCGATGTCGGCGTCGTCCATGGTGTTTTCCTTCAGGATATCGGCTGCCATAGCAGCGATTGCGGGGTCAAAATATCCGTCTTCAACGCCCTTGGCAATAGCGTCTGCAACAGTGGATTTCTGCATCGCCTTTTCGTCACTGGCGCTGCACTTTTTCGCCATGCTGCACTTGCCCGGCGACTTGCAATCGTCGCACGCCTTGAAGCCCTTCGCTTTGAACAGGTCGACGGTCGCGTGCTGATTCGCGGGGTCATCGACGGCGCTGATTTCGCGGATGGTCATCTTGGTGATTTTGTTACGGGGAGCGCGGGCCATGTTACTTCTCCAAAACCGGGACGCGGACGCCGGTGCCACCAATGGAAAACCCGGTCAGCTTGCCAGTGGCAACCGCCTTGCGGACGTCCATATCGTGAATCTCCATCCCGATATACCAACCGCGTCGCTTATCGGTGATGCCGAGGGACTTTGCAAGAGCGTCGTCGATGATAATAGACTCGACCACGTCGCCAATTTGCTTGCCGGCGTGCTGCATCTTGGCGACGCGGGCGTTCATAATGAAGTCGTGAGCCGCCTTGCGGACGACGTCAATGTCGATTGTGTCACCCTGCCAATCTTCAACCGGCTTGCCGTCGAAGTCAGTGACCGAGGCAAAGCCGCGAATGTAGCGCCCGCTGCG